ACAGCTTCACTTGCTTCCATCTTATAGCCGTTCAGAGCCGATGTAAGTTTTTCAGTTGCGTCTGCGGCATCCAAGTTTCCAAGTTTTGAAAGCATAAGGGTTGATTTTAAGAGCTCAGAAGTTTCCTCGATTGTTTTACCTTGACGTAGCCATTCGACAGAACCTTGAGCGACCTCTAGCGTTGAAGCACCCATCTCCCGGGCGAGTCTATTGAAGGAATCTGCTAAATTATTTATTTCATATGCGGTTTTTGCACCTTCAACTTGCAGAACTCTAATTTTAGTCATTTCGGTATTTAAATCAATGGTATACTTAATGGCTTCATTGAGTTTTTGCTGCGCAAATCGCATGCTCCTCATGGCTAACCCGTATAAAACAGATTGTTTAAAGACTCTCTGTATTGATGCACCAAAATTTTGCAGGCCTACGGCGCCCCTTTTTAGTTCTTCGTCGTGTAATCTCAATTGCTGATTTTGTTCTTCAAGTTCTTTGCTTAGCTTGCTTGCCCCCGCCACATCCCCGGCTTCTTTTAGCCTTCTATATTCTTCAGACGTCTTTTGAATTTGCTCCGCCAAGGCTCTTCCGGCATCCACAGTGGGGCCAGACATCGATTTTGTTTTTGCTAAGAATTGTTCCGCAGAATCGGTCGCTTTTTTGACCGATACATCCATGGCGTCAAACTCTTTTTTGATTGTCCTGCTTGTTTGTCCTAAGCCGGCAGTAGCAGACACCGTGCCTAAATATGAAAATGTCTCTTTATCCGCTTTAGCTATTGCGGCTAATTCCGTATCTAGCTCTCTGGCTTTCGTGTAGGTGTTGCCTAATTCGCTTTTAAGAGTAAGTATTTCTTTTACGGGGACAGTTAGTTTTGTTTTAGATATATGGTCATAGAATTCTTGATAAACAACTTTTAATGATTCGACTTTGTCTGTTGTTTCCCCTATTGTTTTAGCAAAATCGCTTACGTTTGCAACTCTTGTACTAATATCCCCTTTTATTTGTACAGATAAAGGCTGTTTATTAATATCTTGCTGAACCTTTTTAATTGACGCCATCAGGTTTTGTGCATCGAGGCGCGCGCCGATTGTATAAGAGAAATCTATTCCTTCAGCCATAAAACCTCCTCTATAAAGCCTCATGGCTTTATTATAAAATTATTCTTTTATAAGTCTCTCAAGTTTTCCAATTCGGGGAAATTCATTTCACCAATTGTCTGGTCGTTATAAATATCAACCATTTGTAGAGAACTCCACCCCATTATTGCCTGTATTAAATTCGGGGGTATGTTTTTTCTTGATAATAATGTTGTCAAATAATGCCTACAAGCATGAGCATAAAAAGGGACACCTAAATAATTTTCAAAGTCTGAAATCCATCCGCGAACTACAGAATCTGTTGCAGGAGTGCCATCAGGCTTGATAAATAGCCTGTTATTCGTGTTTCCTGTCTTGGCCTGTATAGTTGCTCGTTCTTCCAGCCAAACTCGAAAAAAAGGCAAAAATTTGTCTCTAAGGATATATTTATAGATAAGCTTCCCTGATTTTCCTCTGCCTTTTGTTTTTATTGGACGTGTTGTTTCTAAGAACAAATCTCCAAAAGCAGTTTTATTCTCGTCTATCAAATCTACTTCAAAATATAATAATTCCGAAAACCTGGCGCCACTACAAATAGCTAGAGCCAGCCAACATGCCTGTTGAGAATCTGTTTTTTTTAAGTGTTCAAGCAAATCTTCAATTTGGTCATCTTTTAAAACCGTTTTCTCGCGTCGTTCCTCTCTCGGCGAGCTTTCTACCACTGTTAAAATTACATTTCTAAAATTAGGATATTCTTCGCTATAAAATTTTTCTATAAATCCCGATAAAGAAGAAAGAGTACTTCTTAGATTATTTAATCTCGAAGAGCCTAATTTTAATTCTGTTGCCGCATAAAAAAAGAAATTCGAAAATTCAATTTTTTTTATATCGGTGAATCGCTTATTATTATTAAACTGTAAATTCCATGTAAAAAAAATAGTTAGATTACTTCTATAAACTCCAATAGTTTTATCTGATGTTCTGATAGACTTGTCTTTTAAAAACTGCTCCATTAAGTCAATATTAGTCGGTAAAATTTTTTCAGTAAGTGCTTGGTTTGTTATTCGTTTAGAAAATGTCTTTCGTGGCATATAATTTCGCTCCTTAAACTTTGGATTATATTGTGCGGGTTATCCATCCTTTTTGAATGCCCCAATAAACACAGAGAGCACATGCGTCACTTTCGTCTGTTGTGCTAAATTTTATTTTTGGATAAATTTTTAATATTTCAAGAGCAACTTTTTCTTTTTCGGAATTTCCAGAACCGCATAGGAACTTTTTAATTGTGGTCGAAGGAACATAATATTGTGGGATATCGGAAAATATATATTCCGTAACACCCGCAACCCTCATAAGCTGTGCTGTTGATTTTATATACCGCATAAAACCCTGTTCTATAACTATAAATTCCGGGTTGTATTCTTTTTTATACTTTAGTAGTTCCCCACCGATATACTTCAGTTTGTTTTTAGTCTCTCTCATTTCAATAGAAGACTTGTTAATAGCTATTGTGGATGTTTCCACAAATTGCATATCATCGGTTGTGAATACAGCAATACCAGTAGAATTGAGGCTTAGGTCTAGCCCGAAAAAATATTTATTTTTAGTATTCATATATTGCTCCTTAAAAAAGGGAAGCCCTATTCGGGCTTCCCTAATATTACTACTCTTTATTGAGTTTGTCGAGCTGTGACATTGCTCGGCCGAGTGTCTCAGAATACATCTCCGCCACTCTTTCCGCGCTTTCGGCTTTAATTTCGGCTACATCTTCAACAGTATAAACGCTAATAACTATAACAAGAATTGCGTCAATAGATGCCCAAATTTCAGGGGGCACGTTCAAATAATTTAGAACGATGGTTTGAATGAGGGCTAATACCGCCACCCAAAATTGTCTATTTGTTAGTAATTCCATCTTTATCTCCTTTCTTATTTTCTAAGTTTCTTTTCATTAATCTTAGCCCAATCGTCTCAAGGCGAGAGAAGGACTGTATAGCATTTTCTACCATAATGTCAAGTTCTTTTTCTGTGACATTGATTTCGTTTTCTTCTGCAAATTCGACTGCCTTAGCGAGCACTGTTTCTATTTTCTCAGATTGGCTCATTGATTCAAATGACTCGGTCTCTTGCATCCATGTTACATAACGATTAATTTCGTCTAATAACATTTTACGCTTAAGCTTTGTTTCAATTTGTTTTAAATAAATACCGCCCCACGTCCCGATTGCGCCAACCAGTAGAGCAACAAAAGCCCCGAGTATCTGCCATATAAAATCCGACCACATTTCTTATTCCTCCTGTATGCTAGGCCCACTATGTCTAAACCCAGTATTTGAATATCTAATATATTCTTCTAGTTGTCCGAAAAACATTCTATAACTTTTTCCTTGAGCTCGAATAACGTTTTTGTTATTTCTATATCTAATTACGCTAACTGCCGAGTTTGCCATATTGGAAAGCATATTATCTATTTCTGTTAAGTCTAGGTTCATTGTATAATCAACCTCTAGCCTCCCCTGGGATGATTTACTTCCGGGGATTGCCCTGACAACGCTCTCTAAGGAAACTCTCACCTTTGTAACGGAAAAGAGGGCATCTACAATACTCCGATAGTTTAGGTCGCTCATAAGCCTCACGGACTGTGTAAACAATCTCGGGCGCACTATAAAAGGTAGACCCGACCATACTTGAGAAATAACCACTATTTCTTTCATATAGTCATATAATTTTTCTAATGTATTTGTATAATGCTCTTTTACTTTATTAATACTGCCCTCTGGCGGGATTTCAAGGTAATAATAAAACGGACCAACCTTAGCCGTTGTTGTGGATGTAATTTTCCGCCTTATATTGCGTAGTTCGGGCTTTCTGACTCTCTCCATAGCAATTCTGGCATTTTCTTTTGCGAACGGCTCTAGTGAAGTTATTATCTCCCTACTAGCTATAGTCGTCACCTCTTTTGAGAAAGTTTTTTCGATACGTTCCATAGAGTTTCCCATATTATATGCCATATTATCCATAAGTTCTGACATAGGATAAAAATTAGTAGTTACGGGAGAGCCATACCCCCCTTTAACACCAGCCGCATAACTATTCGGAAGCCCGGCAATAAATGGCGTAATACTGTTTTTTTCTGGTAAGTTATCGGCGCCGGTATACAGAGAATCAGACGCTGTATATACACAGTTGATTATCGCCGCAGGTATAGCATCAATTATTTTTTGCTTCGCAATGACCCCAAGTTTATTAGTTTCAAGCCTGCCTCTATCCTGTGCGTTAGCCATATAGTTCTCCATAAGCCTTTGGGGGAGTTGATTTTGAATCAGTTCTTGCGTCATTCTAGTTATATTTTCTGCTGTAAACGCCTGTGCCATAATCCCTCCAACTGCTCTTATAAAATTGGTCTTTTATTTGAACTATTTCCTAAAATCTCGTTTCGGCTTTTTAGGTATAATGTCTTTTTCGCTTAACTTTCTCCGTTTTGATTCTATGCCCGTTTCGTAATAACAATTTGGGTTTGAACAAGCGATATATTCTTCCTCTATTAGAACAGGAATTCCGTTAAAAAAACCAGAAACCTCTCTGGCTCTTACTTGAAGAATCTTTCCGCACTCGGGGCATCTATCTTTTGTGGAATGCTTGAGCTTCCCAACATCGCGGTGGCTCATATTTTACTCCGACCCTCGTTCCATGTCTTTAATAACACTAGACTCTTCTAATTTTTCTAGCATATCTTTTGCTGTTTCTTGTAATGCCGCAATTGTTTCAGGAGTTATATCCCCAATTTGATTTATGAATATCGAAAGTTTTTCCATTAATCCAGATAAAACAAATCCGATAGAATTTACTTTATCTAGCTGCTTTTGATAATCAGAAACAATTTCCTCTTGCCTTTTTCTAAATTCCGCATAATTATCTATTCTACCGATAATTTGTTTCCAATCAGGAGATTCAAAAAACAAATTTTGGTCAAGAGATTCAACATCAATATTTGTTTGGGATTCGATAATATAAAGCATTTGAGATAATTCGGCATTCATCCTTTTTAGTTCGACATTTTCGATAAGACTTTGCCCCTCCTCGGAATACATATCTTCAATATATTGAGAAATCAAAGCCGATTGAGTCGAAACGCTTAAATGCGGATTAACCTCGATATATGTGTTCCCAATTTTAAATATTGATTTTTCTTCAGGATGAGACTCTATTTTTACTTTTTCCATATTTTCTCCATTATGGCCTATTGGCTGATGATATCCCCAAACTTTGTATTTTTATATTTTCCTTCTCGCCTAAGCATGATATATTTACCATCCCCGTCGACCGCAAACAGATATTCGTTTTCAAGGCGTACTACTTTATAAAGCTTTTCTTTTTCTGGGAGGGGAGCTTCTACGGTTTTTATTTCTTCGGATGCTTTTTCGATTGTGGCTTCAAGGTTTAACCCGTTCCCAAAATCAAAATCCGAAACATCCTCGACCTTTTCGAGCTCGGAAATTTCTATCTCTAGTTCTTCGGGTTGTATAAGTTCTTCTTGAGATTCAATTATGTCTTCTGTTTTATCAATTTTTTTGGTTTTTGTAGCCATGCTTTTTCCTTTTTTAAAGTTGGGGGGAGAATGCTCCCCCCAATTTTATACTGTACTAATTTATAGTAACTTTAACTTCTCCATCTACTGCGGAGGCTGATATTAGTGCCATAGTAACAATTCCGCTTCCTGACACACTACCAGAAACAATAACTCCTGAGGCGGAAGTGAAAAGTGGCGAATTATCTGTGAACAAAATTTCACTGTTTGGAACTTTGAACGCAACTCCGCTGGAAGGTATACCGAAAACAGTTAATGTTTCAGTGCTGTTTTTTGGCATTTCAACATCGCCGCCTTCTGCGGCCAGGGCAATCAGATTATCATACCAGTTACTGTTGTCGATAATCTCAATAATTTGAGCATAATAGCCTCCACTAACGCCACACCCCTGCGAAGCTGCATCGGAATAAGCCAGCGCCGTACCGGTTAGCGGGGTATTTGCAATACCATCTGCTGTCATTGAGATTGTAAATGCCCCTGAAAGCTGTAAGCGCGGGACTATAATTTGCACAATGCCAATTTTATTTGTGGTAACATCGGCAGAGTTCAACTGTGTTTCCATGACCAATTTTACAACTTTCGGAATCATGTTGGCCGAAATTGTAATAGCGTTCCCGGCGGTTGCGTTTTTAGTATAATAGCGTACGCACCAATCTCCAGCAACACTTCCGCTAACGGTGAAATTCTTTCCGTTAAATGTGACTTTTTGAGTTACACCGTTTGGGTCAGTGGCCCAACCATAAATAGTTGTGCCTTCGAAAGCTAGCGGAGTTTCGCTAACCATAGCCGAGCCACTTGCCATCTTAACGGTTTCCTCTTTGTAATAATTATATAAAACGCTTTGTGTATCACCAACAGTTGAACCAAGCAAGGCAAGGTTCCATTGGGTATCAGTCAGCGTAACGTTAAATTCGCCGGTGTGGTAATAGGTATATTGAAGTTGATTTCCACGACCACCACGAACAGGGGCTGAACCGAGAGTTACCTCAATAGAACTATCCAATAGGGTTTTTGATGTGAATACAATATTGTCATCTGCATCATATGCGTAGACATCTGCCCAATCTGTTACTTTATGACCTTATAAAATAAGGCGATTAGGTATTTCTACCTAATTCTGCATTTTCTTTTTTAACATTATATATGCAGGTCAGACTATATATTCACCCTTTTGCAAGGGGGATAACTTCAGTGCATATGTTGCCATACACACCCTGTAGTCGTTACGGTTCCGCTTTCGCGTTACCTCGGTCTCAATCATGTCTGACTTTTAACCGATATAGTTATCTACTAAGTTTTTTACTAAAAACTCCGTATATTTCTATACGTTTCGGCAGCTTTAGTTTACCGACGTTAAAAATTTTCTAATGCTCATAATATAATCCTCCATTTTTTGAATTAATCACTTATTATTTTTTTGCGCTTTCGAGTGATATTTTGCTTTGAAGCGCATCCAAGTTTACAGAAACATCTGCATATTTATCTTTGGCATCCAAATTAGATAGCCAATGCTTTATAAAGCTTTTATCTTTAAACTCCACCATTCCTGACATTGAGGCAGACAAATAAATTTTATAATGTATATAATTGTCCATTCTGCTAATTGCTTTTTGAAATTTTCTTATTGGCATGGAATAAATATATTCCATGCTCCATCCAGTAGCAACAGATAGCGAAACAATGTAATCTTCTAAAGAAGCTGGTTTTTCGCCGTGTATTTTTCTTTTATAATCTCTTGCTTTTTCAAATGAATCACGAACTTCTTTAGATATATTAGTGTCTGGTAGCTCTATGTCGTTTTGCGTGGCAATTATGTTTTTTATTTCTAAAAAATCTTTTGCTGTATATTCTTCTTCCCCTATTATAAAAATAGGCTTATTATTCTTCGTATATTTGTACCGTAGAATGCTTTTACTAACTTCCGAAAAAGAATCGTCATCTCGAAGTACTAACCCCAATAACCTATCTAACAATAAGACATACGGGGTATCATTTTCAGATTGAGAAACATAATATAAATATTCCAATTCGGACATTGTAATAAATTTAGCGTCAGGGATACTATTTTTGTCTGTTTTTAAGCATGAGGAATAATAAGAAAAGGGAATATAGTCTTTTACAACAACCGGGTATAGGAGAAGTTTTTTATATTGAATCGGAAGGTCGAAAGTAAGATAATTACTATAATCCCTCATGTCTTCCTCTTCCTGTATAATATTTACGCACTATATGCTGTAAAGATAATTTGTTTGCCACCAAAAGGTATCTGCCCTTGTTCAAAAAGGCGAGCGCTTTCATCCATCATTTCGGTAAATGCCATTAGGCCTAATCCGCCAACGTCTATACCATTAAACACACTGAGTAATTCCTGTGCTATCGTATCGACCCGAGTGGTATAGTTAGAAAGATGATTTATTTTATAATGGGCAAAGATTTCCATAGACACCCGAATTACTCCAACAGTGCGGTTTATACCGTATGCATAAGAAGGCATAATTCGGAGAAGACAAACTTCATCCATCATAACATCCGGTTGTTTCCCGTCCATAAAAACGTGATATTTGGAACTATCTTCTTGCCCGGAATATATGAGCGCCGCTTTTTCTTCTTGTGTAAGGGCAGGTTTATTCCATGCGTCAGGAGATGTATATTTTAATAGCTTCCATACTAACTCGTTCTTCCTCATTAGAGTGGAAATACAATTATATGAAAGTTTAGAAAATTGGGAAAAATTATTATAAGCCTCTAACCCAAGCCAAGGTGTTTCTGTCATTCTATTACTCCTGTCAACCACGCCCCGCGTAGATATATGCCAATATCCCTAGATATAGGTTCGGTTTCACATATACATGTTATAGTTAATTTTGAGTTTAAATCTCGTATCTTATTTTGTATTATAAAGCTATTCACAGAATTTCCGCCTGTGAAAGAAAAATTTGCGTTAGATATCCCGTTGGGGTTACACGTAATCGTAAATTTATCTGGTTGCTGTATGCCGTTTTCGTATAAGTAAACATCAAAGTTTTGAGTAGCCCCTTCGAGAACATAGTTCTTTTCGGGGATTATTCTAATTTCTTTATTGGTGTTGGGAGACTCCGTGACAATTACAGAACAGGTATCTGATGTTGGGTTTCCTTCGATATTTGCTGTTATCGTACACTCGCCAATTGATATAAACGTAACAACTCCCGAATCATTAACTTTTGCTATATTTTCATCAGACGAACTCCATACGATATTACGAGTTACAGAATGTCCGTTATATGTAACATTAGCGTTTAAAGGAATTATATCCCCAGGGAGTCCGCTTATAGAATCTTTAATTATGTCTAGCGTATATAAATTCGTGTGTGCATTTGCGATGCCGTTAACGATATCATCTAATTCACTATTAACAAAATCAGCAATCATATCAATAGTGAGTATTTTTGTTTCTCTCCAATCATATGTTTTTGCATTTCGAAAATCGTTAATACCCGTTCCGATTACCCTATACCCTGTCCAATGCCCGGGGTTTCCGAAAAGGAATCTCCGGTTTTCGTTAATAAGATTTGTTCTTTCGTTAAACTGTGCTTCAATATGGATGAAACCACCTGGGGTTTTAAAAGGAGACCCTTGTGTCGCATAATCTCGAGGCTCTTTTACTAGATATTCTATCGCGCATGGTTCTTCATAAAAAATCCCCGTATTTTCATCTAACCAACGAAGAGTGTTATTACACCTTCTAATTGTACAGGTTGCAGTTAGATTTTTACTCGATTCTATGTTTACTGTTAACCAAACATTGTCATCAAATATATAAATCCTTCCGAGCATGGGTGGCGTTTCAACGCTTTTAAAAAGCAGTGTTTTCCAGTCATCCCCAAGCTTTAACCCTGTTTCAGCATTAATAACATGTGCTATTCTGACATCAACCGGCTTATATTTTCTCGAGCCTATTTCTGTTTCTTCTTGAATGGTCCACCAGTTGGGGGCATTATAAAATTGTTCATCTAATGTATGCTGAAATAAATCAATATAATCAGATTTCGGACTGCTCCCTTTTTGTGCGCCTGCACGGATAGACGCTCTCGTATATTTATAATCGTCCATGATAATTTTTACCGTTATTTGCTTTCATTCTACACCGTCCCAAAACGATTGAGAAAGCCAGCCTGTCCAATTGTTATGCTTATAGGCATAGTCAATTAGCATTTGAGAGCATGTTTCTTTTATATTGTTCAGTCGTATTGTTTTTTCTCTAAGATTCATTGCTTCGGATGCAACTTTAAAATCTCTGTCGGTAATATGCAAATTTAGTTGTGTTATGTCATTAACAACTTTTTCCATCCAATATTTTGTCATCAATGTAGCTAATATTGTTTTATTTTCTCTAGTGAGTGTTTCCGAAAATGAATTTGTTTCTTTGTCATAATTTAAATCTTGGTCACATATATCGAAATCGGCTATTGCAAATTCCAAAAATCCGTTTAGATAATTTTCAAAATCGGTTTCAGACATTTCAAAGAGGTCGTTTAAACGGTAATCTGTAACAGTCAGCATAAAAATATCGTATATTTCACTTAAACTTGTCCCCATAAGACCTCCTTAATGTTATGCTTTATTCTTTTTTCCCCAATTGCTCCAGTAATGTTTGTGTGTCTTCGACTTTCTCCATTATTTTTACTCCGGAAGCCCTTGAAATAGCATCTATAATCATTAGGCTCACTGATTTTGGGTCTTTAACCAATCTCTCAACCATGATATCTATAATTATTTTTTGTTGTTCTTCGTTTGCCGAGTTATATAGCTCAAGTGCCTTCTCAGAGTCTGCGGAAAGTATTTCTTCTATTTTATCCTTTGACAAAATTCTGCTATATGTTTCTTCGAGCCCGTGAAAGCGAATTACTCTAGGGTCTAGAATATAATAAAATCCAGAATTGAGAAAACTCGGATTTGCTTCCATGATATCTACTAGGTCACGATAAAGGATTCGTTTAACTTCCCCAAATTTAGTAAACCTTTTAATATTGCCTTGCCCACCTTCTTTAGTCGAAAGATTCAGTGGGTATGGCAATAAGCTCATTACAGATATGTACGAATCGGAATCTATTTTTTCTATATGCTGTTTGTCATTAGTTATACCTTTTTTATTTTCCAATTCTTCGATTTTTGCCTTTAATGCAGCGATTTCTTCTTCTTTATCGCTCCCTAAAGTTTTTCCAACATTATTGGTCGTCATTTTTCTCCTAATTTATTTTTTATGGTTATGTAAGGGGTAGGAAATTCTACCCCTTACTCTATTATACCACATTTTTGCTATTTTGTCCCTTGACAAATTATACCAATATTTGTGATATTTTTATTCTGGAAAATTTAAAGGATGCGGTAAATTATTATCTTTAATATAGTTATCATAAGCTAAGGCGGCTTCTATTTCATTTTTGGAAGATTTGATATAATGGCATTTGCCATTTATACTTATAACCGCCCTCCAATGATTTTTTGATTTCACAAAATATACTCCGTGAAAATTAGATAGCCCACCTTTTTTTAAGTTACCAAAGTTGTGATTTTTTTCACCGGCTTGATTTAACTTTCCTTTATTCTTTTCTGATATTATCTTCTTTGTTTCCTCAGAATGTGTTTTTCCATAAAAAGGGTTCTTATCACCAGACATACCATACATGCCGTTTCGTTCACCTTTATTAACAGAATTCTCTTTAAGAGTCTTAGATATTTTATTTTTAGTTTTTTCTGTATGGTGCAGTCCGAAATTATTTTTGGCTTCTTTCCTGATATTATATATCTTTTTGGATTTATAATAATCTATGAAAATTTGCTCATATTTAATAACTTCTTCTTTTTCGCAATACATTAAAACTTCAAATTCAAAATTTTCTTCTCCGTATTTTGAGAAAGAACGCTGTAAATAAACGTTGTGATGCTTTCCTTTTCTAAGTTGATAGAAGTGAGCAGCCTTTCTGCCGCTTAAATCAAATGCAGAGCCGATATATCTCATGCCAGTAACTAAATTCTTTATAGAGTAAATACCAGATTTTTTATATGTATACATTTTATCATCCTATTATCCGATAATATTGGAGTGAGAAGCTTCGGATTCCGCTTGTCAACTAGTTCATGAGGCTAGTCTATCTCACTCTTGTTATATTATACCACAGTTTTATGATTTTGTCAAGGTCTAATTTGGTCCAGTTTTGGCTAAACCGTCATTACTCCAGCAACGGCATTTGTGACCACACCTGTGCCCCAGCTCTTCCACATGGTGGAAGTTTGCATTAGATTCGCGCGGTCGTAAGTTCCGTCCTGCCATGACAGAGTTGAACCTTCAAAAACTATTTTAACAATCTTTTGTGGCCCGGGTGAGAAGAAATAAATCCTGTCATCTGGAAGTCTCAAGGCGTACGGGTTTGAGAAGTCTGCCATTTGAGGCATAACCATCAGTTGAACGCCCATGTAGTTGTTCAAATAGCCCAAGCGGACAAAATCGCTATCAATATCATAGCGGTAATTTGCATCCGCCGGCAGAACTTTCGAAAGAGCAACTTGCGTACCCATGGCAACCACGTTTGCCCCATTGTTCCAAGCGCGAACAGTTTGCCCTAAGCGAGCAAATTCAGCAGCAGTATAGCCCGTAGCCCGCAAGCCAACATCCGGAATTGAGGGGATAGAATCCATTGCCGCAGTAAATGCTGTGTAAACATCCAAATTAACAGAATATTCAAATGAGCGAATCATTGTGTTTACGAATTCCGCTAAAGATTCTCTACCTTCTAGAACTTTTATCAAAGAAACATAAACTGTCATTTCGCGAGGTTCTGGAAGCACAGTGACTTCCCCACTATACCACTTATGTAGTTCAGTAGTTCTTTTTCCTAAGCGGCTTGCTTTCGAAACAACAAAGAGCTCGTTCGGTTTTACAGTAAATTGAGCGATATCCCCGAGGCCGATATTGCGAACTTCGGAAAAAGCGCCCATTTCATCGACAATGACATCGGGCAAAATCATATCAATCATTGCCGAAACGACTGCAAATGTTGCCCAATTGAGAGTCGGATGGCTTTGCCATGCGGAAACAGGGAAAGCATCAAAATTTGTGATTCCTGCTACACGCATGATTTCGCGCTTTAAGGCAGCATTTAGTTTGGCTTCTTTTTCATCAAAAGAAATTTCAACTTGCTTGCCGGTTTCGTCGGTTGAATATTTTTGATATTCGGCCTTTTTATCCCCGTTAATAGCCTTATAGTGGTTAAAATAATCAACGAACATTTTATATGGTGCAAGATTCTCTTCTCCTGCAAATTGTAATACATTATTTGGAATTCTCATAATTTATCTCCTTTACTTTTGTTATAATTATGCACTGATGCATTCGAAAACATAAGCAGGTTCTCGGCCAGACGCAAATGTGCTGTTCAAGGAAGTGCTACCAAAAGCAAAAGTAGTAGTCTGAATGAGTTTATAGCACAAGCCTGATGCAGGACGAGTGGATGACCAACTTAATTTCTTCTGACCGGTAGCAGGGACAAGATAGATATCGTTTGTTCCCTTTGTGCCCTGAATTGCGTCAGCGTTTAGCGTAATCAAGTCGTGCACCTGTGGACGGTAGGCGGGAAAAACTTTTCCCTGAAGATTTGTAAACTCCTTAATGTTTGTGGCATCGCCGTGAAGCTGTAGCGAAGGCATAAAATCCTCGCCGGAATATGCCATCCACAAGACGTCAGTTGTTGGCGAACCCGAAACAAGGGCGGTCACCCAAACTTCAGATTCATCAACCTCGGTTGATTTTCTAACAAGTTGGAAAACAGAACCATTGTCGACATCCCCGACAACACTCCCTGAGATAGCGTGACGATTCCAAATATCGACATTCATTGCGCCTATTTGGCGCGGAACAAAAATACCATGATTAGCAGCCATAATAAAAACCTCCTGTTTTTAAATAAAATATTTTTTTGACCAAAGGCTCTATTATTGCCATAGGTCGTTCTTAGATTTAGCAGTGACATTACCGAATGGTAACCCTGCTCTTTTTATACCAACACTTGAGTCTTTGCCCTCTCGAGCAACAAAATCAAATGATTTTGCTTTGCATAAAGTTTTCCATTCTTCTATTTGAGAGAACGAATAGTTTTCAGCATCAGCTATCATTTCCGATTTTTTATCTTCCGGAATGATAACTTTTTCTTCCAGTTCTCGAATAGTTTGTTCTATGGCAAAAGCCTTTTGTGACGCCTCAATGCTAGCTTTGAATTTTTTAAGCTCTTCGTTTTCACTTTTATAAGATTCAATTTCCTTAGACATTTTTTCAATTGTCTTAGAAAGTTCGCCGATTTTAACAGCCATTTCTTCTATATTTGCATTAGGAGCTTCGGCTAGGGGTTCTTCGATAGCCTCATGGACTTCCTCAACGGTTTCTGCAACTGCTTCGGGAGCTTCGGCTGTGATTTCTCCTAATTCTTCTTGTTTTATCTTCATAAAATTTTCCTCCATTTCAGGCTGACTTTGCCCTAAAATTTCTTCCATATCTTGTTCATTATTTTGCCCAAACATATTTTGTTTTTTCCTTACCCATCTTCCATTTTTAACAACGTGGGTTTTTTTAAATGAGGCTATAGCTATAGCCCATCCATTAACTTTTCCATCAGTACCAATTGCTTCGGCTTGTCTAGCAATAGCGTTTGCTTGTGCTAAAGTAATCGGTGGGTCTATTCCTTTTAATGCTGGATTTATTTCCGATATGCTTTTATAGGGAAATGTTACAAGCATTCCTGTCCCCATTTCGACATATTTTGTCGGGAATTCATTTTCCAAATCTTCCATATATTCATTTTTTATATCAGAAAATGATAATACCCTCGCTTGGGCAAGAGGAATTGCGGGAGTTATAAAACTTCCCAATATGGTTATTCCCTCATATCTGAAATCTGTTAATTCTAACTTATCGTTTGGCAATTTCCGTGTATTATACACAGTCATTTCAACGCTTACTGGTTTTTTGCCCCCGTCTCTTTTGAAGAAGCTTAAAAGTTCACCAGTATATCGCTTCCAAACATAAGCCACCGTTGATAACATTGTGCGACCATCTTCAAGAACCCTTGATGTAACTGTTGATGTTTCTGGGACAAAACCGCATGGTACTTCGTCTGAAGTATGCGTGTAAATATCGTCTAGTTTTTCATCGTATGCCCATACAATTGGGCAATTTTTTATTGTATCTGCTGTGCGCATTAGGGTGTTTTCAGAGACATACATGTTGTGCAAATTAGAACCACTCGCAAAGAAATCTAAAGAAAGAACGGCGAAATTAGAATCTTTATTGCTGTCAATCATTTCAACATTTTCGACAGCAAAACTTATTTTGTTATTTTTCACATTTACTTACCTCCTTCCTTCTTTGAGAGCTTATTTAATACTTTTAAATGTAAAGGCATAGCTTCCAAAGATGTTCTGAGAAGCTCGGTATCAACAAAATAATAATACCGATTGTCATAGCTTATTGGCGGAACACCGGCGAGAATAAGATATCTCGCGACCGTTTTATTGCAGCGATAAAGAGTATCCATAATTGACTTATTAATTATCATTACACGCTTCCTCCTCTCGCAATATTTTGCCCGCCTGCCCGAGTATTAGACCCTTCGTCTGTCAAATCGGTTATTTCTTTTTGAGGTCTGCCTACGCCTTCTTTTTTATCGGGTTGAATCTCTCCAATTTTATTCTTGGCAGATTCATTGCCTATTTTGGCTAATTCTTTTTGCTGCATAAGCGAAGGGGGGGTTAGCATATCCATAAATCCTGTAGCTTTTGCTTCTTCCATCTGTTTTCTTAGCTCAGAAGGTTTCATTCGTAAAGCCGCCGCTATTTTTTGCGGGAGAACAATTCCTTTATCAAATAAAGACATTGCCTTTTCAAATCTTGAATCTCTATTTACCGAAAAATCCGTTCCTTCAAATACAAATCTAAATTTATAATATTTTGTTCTTAAATTGATTTGATATCCGAGATATTCTTCAAATTGCTCATAGAGAGTACACATCAACTGCTCATCTACATTTAAACTAAGCTGAGTTTCTATAACATTTGGTTTAATGTTACTACTAAATATTAGATTAGTATTTACCCCGCTCAAGGCTAATGTTGTTCTGACATATTTATCGTACATCTCGTTGTTGCCGTCAAAATCGATAGCCTTAAAGTTTTCCAGAGGGGCTGCCGCTATTTTAACAGCATCAGATATTCCGCTTTTTACGAGCGCCAGAAATTTCCCTAGCAAATCTGGACTGATAGCAATGCTATCTCTTACGGTGGCTTTCGCTTCTTTATTGAGAAGAGGAACTTCGCCGACAATCATTTTGCTGGCTTCAGCCATATTCATATTTTGTTGCAATGCTCTTACTGCTGGCTGGAGAATCAAATCATTGAATAGAGGAGTAAAATATGGCAATCGTGTAGCTAATTCGGGAGAAAATTTAAAGCATACTCCGACTTCTGGCGGGACATCAACCCATGTCATATAATAAGAGCTCCCTCTTTTTTCAAGGGGTAGAGACGGCTTATAGGTAGATGAAGAGTCGTTTAGTTCTTTTCTTTTTTTGTTTAGTTCAACGTATTTCTTTTTGAACCAAACTGGATATGTATCAATATCGACTCCCGGCTGGTCAAACCAACTAAAATCAAA